CTCTACGTCTTGTGACTTTGCCATTGAAGCGTGAACATCTGCGCCTTGAGTTCACCGAACTTCTCGACGGCATTGTTCATCTTGTTGCTTCTCGCCGCCGCCAGTGATACGGCATATGCCCCCTTCTGCTCTGGAGTCTTTAGTACGGGGAGGCCGGCCTGCCGCGGGTCGTAGTTGGGAGCCGCTGGGTCGTCGCCCTGGAAGTATGTGACACCCTCTAAAGAGGAAATGTCTCCGAACTTATTCATGCCGTTATAGATAGCCATGGTCCATAGGGCCTTATCGAAATCATCGAACCAGTCATACAGCGACTCCATGGTCTTTGCGGCGTTCTCCGGGTTGGACATGAACAGCCGAGTCATGGACTGCTCGTAGTGCTTGCCACGCTGGTGCTGGTAGTCGTACATAACGTCGGCATCCCAGCCGGTGTCCTTACCAAATGAGGTGTATGTCTTAAGCCTACGCTCTTCTAAATCTTGGGACCTACTACCAGTGCGCTTGGTCTCGGTGTATTCCTTATAGCCCTTCTCGGGATTATAAACCATCCCGCCGGTCTTGTATGTGTAGGCGTCAGGCTGTTGAGAACGGTTAATCTGCTGCCGTGTGGCACGCTCGCTTATCTTCTGGCGCTGCGCCATCATCCTGTCCTGCTCCGCTCCGATACCAGCGGAGATTCCAGCAGCCTCTTGGCCCGGCTCAGACTGCATGGCCCATCTTTCAAACTTGTTCCGGGCCACGCCAATTCCCGTTAATCCGCGCCGAAATTGAGCAAGGCGGCCCCTTGCAGTGCCGGCTGGGTCCGGTACTCCCCACTGACCCTTTACCTGGGCCTGTTTGGCATACTGCCCGTAATTGAATGGCTGCTTTTTAGTTGCCATTAAATCACCGTCCCAACATAAGATGCTAATGCTATCTCGGCCCCACCAAGTATCATGGCGTGCCCTGCAGACGATTCATTCTTACCGTCAATTAGGAACTTAATCTCGTGAGTACCGGAGCCACATTCAAAGCTCACTTGTTTCGTCTCCATGAAAGCCTCCGCCTCTCCATACATATCGAATGAGCCTATCTCAACATCGTCAATTAGCACATCCAAAATACCAGCGGATGTACTCTCAGCAGACAGAAATGTTAGGGTATATGAGCCACTCCCTGCAAACTTGTACGTTGCCCATACTGCATCCGATGCCGTCACTATTAGTGGACCACATCCATATGAAAAAGCAGTCCAGTCACTCGCGCCGGAAACTTCATACGGAGCATTAAGGTGTATTGGTATGTGTCCGCTTCCGGTTGTGGACTCATCGATATCTGAGCCCAAGAATCCGTACCCATACCCCAGAGAGTCGTCATCTCTCCGTGGGTCGAACCACTTACCAAACGACACACCTATGTCGTACCTCGGCTCGGACTTCACCGGGTCGAACGTCCTGGTCCACCCACCTATTGCACCCTCAATCTCGCGCCCAGAGCGCTTCGACACAACCTTAATTCTATCAAACAGGTCAAGGCCGCAGTGCATTGGAAGGACGGCGCTGGAGCCGCTATTGGCGGCAATTATCTTCTGCAGCATTGTACTCGCGACAGAGCCGGCCTGTAGATTACTGCCAACACCGGATACATACTCTACCCTGGAGCAGGGATTAAGGTTATACGAGTAAGCCTCCCGTGCTCGGCCTAAGTATGACGGCGACTGCCATGGAGGAGTTTTGATGATAATCTCATTCGGTGTTACCATGCTTAAAGATTCCGCGGCTACATAGAACCTATGTCCTGACCTATCTAAAGTGAACTCCGCCTGTGGAGACTGCGACTGCGTGAAGAAATGGATTGTGTCTTTATTGTTCTCGTCAGGAGGCTCGTTGCCGACACGCATCGAAGCGTGAGTCATGTCGAGAAGCCTTGCGAGAGTATAGGCCCTGGTGTCGCCCTTCTTGATTTCAAAGGAGTCACCAAGATATACGCCGGTCCATAGGTCATCCAGGTCGTCATCGAGTATCACAACATACGCCTTGCAGTCCTCATACGGGGCCAGGGTAGATTCCAGTACCGCGGTGATTAAGTCACCTACGCACGTTGTCCCATCATCGACATAGGACTCTGTTGCCTCATCCTCACCAAGGAGGTCCATCACTCCCTTGCACTCAAGGATGCATTGCATAGCGCCCTCGGACTCTATGAAGGTTTGCGTCTTCACATAAAGGGTTGGAGTGTAGGAATACATCGGGCCGTCCCAGGTCTCCACTCCCCAGCCAATCGATAACCTCTGTCCCTTTAATGTGAGGTCATAGAGCAGCTTGTCATAATTATTGAGTATTATCTTGCACGTATGGGAATAAGGATTGCCCTTCTCGACAACCTTCAAGATACGCCCACCCTCGTCTCTAACCCACTTGAGACTATCGGTGTTGGTGTTGTGACAGGTGGTGGTATTGCCAGTAGTGGCCCCCGCCGTCCTGAACGCCACATCACCGACGTTGATTATCATCGCCGGCTTGACCATTGACGCTTTCTGTGCGTCGAGCAATATCTGCGGTAATGGTCTCACTATAAAACCTCGAAGGCCCCATCAACAGGCTCGTACTTACTGTCGTTTATCAGCCACGCCTTCCATCGATACCATCCAAGTGGAGAGGTTGTTGGAATTAGATACTGGTAATAATAATCACCAGCGCTCTGCTTGTCCATCTCCTGGTCGGTTAACGTCTTCTTCCCAGCAGGGTCCCATATAGAGAGCAATGGTGACGAAGCGCAGTCCGCCATAACTCCATCACCTGATGGCGTGTTGTTCACCCTGATATACGCATGTTCACTTTTCTGTATTCGTTCCATATTCTACTCCGCAACTCCTATTGACGTCCGGCCCCGCCCCATAGCGCTGGATGTTCTGCGCCGGTGCAGCAGCCTTCCAGTAATACCCTTGAGTAATTGCTTACCACGGGCAAAGTAAACAGCGATTGAGCTTCGATAGACCTTAAAAGTGTAAAGGTTTAGTCCATTAGTATCGTACACTTTAAGGCCCCACTGGTCCAAACCATTGTCGAAAACTTTATCGCCATACTGCGTAAAGCCTACTGTTACAATCTCGAAATCACTAGGCCAGAAGAAAACATCTGCATATATCTGTGTGCAGCATGGAATGTTTTTAGCCTCGTACCCACACATAGTATCGTCGCCGGATATTGGGTTTTTGACATTACCTAGGACAATCCCTGCCTGCAAGGAGTTGATGTCACCTAGCGACCACGCACCACCTCCAGGCCGAGACAAGGTTTGTCGGAACTCTCTAAACTGATACTCTGGATATTCAAGATACGAGATACCCGTCGGGCGAGGTGGTGTTAATGTTTCCTCGTCGCCATACACCTCAACGCTATTCAGGATTACAAACGGTTGGGCGGTTGCTGTTGAATCAGACAATGAACCCATTCCCCTACCGGCGATAACATAGTCTTCTAGGTAATATCCTGGAGTTACGTTGTTTCCCAGCATTGTGTACCTGTAGTTATTTAGCGCAGCGTTCCATTGGACCTCGTCGTTACTACCATCGCAGTCTTCTTTGTCTATATATCCATGCCCAGATTCATCCATATTGGTACCGATATGGATATAGTCACCAGCACAAAGGTCTGCCTTGTACTGCTTCCATGTACCCGGCGCAAATACAACACGGCCATACTGCGTCATTGCCGACTCTATCATCGTGTTGGTTGCAATAGCTATTTCGGCATCTGTGTATTCAGTAGGTATATATGGCGACGCTATTAGCATTGAACTCCCAGTGGAAGATGCCGCTAAAGTATAGGTTCCTTCTGTATACCACTGCCCGCCAATACCCGGCAAGGAGACATATGTTTTCTTCCCGGAAGCAACAACAAGCTCGAATGTTCCCGCAGTGACGATTTCTGGATAAAATATCCCCGTCTCTTCTTCTGCATCATAATAAATATCTAACGGCGACTCAGCTATCTCTCCGGTGACATTAGTGAATGTACCGCAACTATGGCTCACCATAGAGTATTCTTCATATGTAGACTCAACATGTGCCCATGAATTAGACTTATCCTCATCGGATGAATCATATGTCGCAATCATTATTTGTTTCAAACGGTCCGTGTCTGTTAAAGCACACCTGAACACTATGTCTACCTGCAAGATATCGCCACTCATCTTGGTGGTCTTGAGAATATATGAGTCCTTCTTTGTGACCTTTGTCCACATCGTGGCCTTGTCTTCATCTGTTAGGTCGTCTGTCTGCGAGAAGGTGCAGTAAAGGAATGTAGAACTAGAAACAGTATACGTTGGTGCATCATACAAATAGAACTCATTGTCGCTAACAACATACTGCACTCCCCACATCTTGGAGTAGGAGGGGCTTGTCGTTGTGCTTGCGCTAACACAACATGGGGATATCAGCTCGGCTATAGCGTTTCCATCCCCATCAGCATATACTTTCTTGCTACCTGAAACAAAATTCCATGTTCCCGTCAGTGCTTTCATCGGGGTGGTATTAGGATAATGGTCCGTGCTTGGGTTAACATAGCGGAGGTTGGTTGCGTCAGCCTTTTGTGGTGTATAGAACCACACCTCAGTACACGGATTGTATAGGTTCCCAGACTTCATATACTCGAAGGTGAGACCCTCTGCCCCCTGGATAGACTTAACAACAGCTATCCTTTTCCAGTTATCCGCATACCACGCGTTATCTGTTGGGCTTTTAAGAAGATATCCTATCTCTACTTCGTTCTCAAAGTCTGTTCCATCACCCCACAACCCATTCATTAATGGCCCAGTCTTCCAGGTTGCGGACGTTCCAGTTAATACTCCAGCGACACCTTCGTCTTCGCCAGTCACGAAACCAGTGTTGTCGAATAGGTTGTACGCCACATACGAGAACTCCTCGTCAGGGGCATTGGCCCGGTCGGCCACACACATCCAGTTGGCTTTCTCAGACGCCTCGCTACCGGAGCGAGGTTGGAGTTGGTCATAGGTACCGACTCCGCGGGGATATAACTGCACTCTGGCAGCATTGCGTATCTGTACCGCCGTTCCCCACTCGATAAATACCAGGTCACCGTCTTCGTACCCCACCCATGTCGTCCCGCCATCCTCTGTTGTATACGGAGTGCCGGCGGTGTAGGTCCCGCTCTCGTTATACCTCCACCCCAAACTACCACCAGAGTACGAAACCACAATCGCATACGTTGCCGAACTCCGTACCTTTATAGATGAGTCCAGGACAACCTCAACGAAGTGTGGGTCAACAGATTCCGTGATGTCGTCCGGGTCTATAGCACCAGAGGTTAACGCAGCGCCGGTGGGCTTACCATCTGCATCTGTCGCATATATCTCGACCAGCGCGTCGGCGTACTCTCCGCTAACATCGACAAGTTTCAGCGACACCGCGGTAAGGACATGAGAGATACCAGGCGTAAATGTTTGAGCCACCGTCCTTGTCGAACTGATAAGGGTGGTGGCAGTGTCGTTATATGAGTTGGTTTCAAAGACTTTGTAGTTCAGCATTACAAGAACTTATAGCCACTCTCTTTCTTTTGCGGTCTCTGCTTCGGAGTTAATTTCGGAACCTTCGGCGGCAATAGACTGCCCTGCATCCGCGGGCGCACCGGGGCCGCCGTGCCAGATATCGAATCACTTACCTGCTTGAGCAGTTGCTTCATGTGTCCAGCCATATTACATCATCTCCTGCTGCGGCATCTGCTGCTGCGCCTGCGGTTGGTTCTGCCCGGACATCTCCGCTGTTATCTGTATTATCCTGGCGTTCAGCATCTTGGCCTCAAGGAGCTTCGCATCCTTGGAGTCGCCAGTTAAAGTCTCGGCCTCCTGCATCGCCCGGTCATAGGCTCGAATCAATCTCAGCTCTGGTAGTTCTTCCATCAACCTCTCGTCAGCGATTATCCCCAGGAGCTTCTCGGGGTTCTCTGTCTTAAAGATGTCGCGTACTATGAAGTCCATCGGCATTCGAGCGTTCATGGCCGCTGTTGCCTTTGTGAACGTGGCCTGCTCCTGTTCCGGGGACTCGACATCGCAGTCGAAGTCGTACCTGAACTTACCTTGAAGTGGTAATAGGTCGGAGTACGTAATCTTCTTCTCTTTACCATCGCTGTTAATCATCTCCATCGTGAACTTCCCTTCGATGAATTGGTCCAGCATTTGAGAGAAGATATCTTTGTACGCCAGCTCCATCGTTAACTGACGAGGCATAAACACTACGTTACGCTGGCCGGAAAGAGTATCGAGGGCCAGGGCCGACAACTGGAAGTTCAATCCGCCATATTCGTTGTTCGGAATCGTGGCGTTCTGTCTATCCTGGTCCATCATGTTGTAGAACATAGCGTCGGTGTTTGCCATGTCTTTGATGTCCAGAACCTTGAAATCTTCCTCGGCCAACTGCTCCAGTATCGAACCCCAAGTTGGGTACTCCTTAACCTCGCGACTTTCTGACCCCTCAGATTTATGAACCAAAGGAGGACGAAGACCTAACATGGCGTGGGTCTTTATGATAGACAGGACATCGTTTATCTCTTTGTTGGTTCCCCGGCAGGAATGATATAAGGACTCGCCAATCATCTTCAACCTATTGGCGTTCACCCCACTAATCTTCGGGGATGTTACCACCGGCTTAATTGTGAACGGAGGCCGCTTGATATAGTTGCGAGGAGTCCCCTTCTCCTGGTCGGACGTGGACGTTATCTCGTTGCCGTCCTTGTCCCAGAAGTTATAGACATCCCCGTAGTCTCCCTTAATCTCTAATCCGTAGGTCGCTGCTATGTCGGCCTTGGGCATCTGCAACGTATTGATGCAGGCCCATGAATACTTCCCGCCAATCTTCTCCCAGTACAAATCGTAGATGTCGATAGGGAGAATCTCGAAACACAGCTTCCCGTCCTCGTCTTTGTAAATCACATTCCTTGTCGCGGCCCACCCGCGGAGGTTGGTGTAGAAGCACATCGACGGGTACACATACGAGTCAATACTGTTAATCTGCAGGTCATTCGCAGAATCAATGACGCCCTTCCACCAGTTCTTTATCATCTCTACCTGTTTATCAGGGATGGAAGAAACTATTCTCAGCTTCGGCTCTGCTCGCGACATGATAGAGGTTATCCGGTCAAGGTATGTTTGAGGGGCTGAGGAGGTGACGTTATAAACACCAGGGAGCTTTACGTTCTCCAGTTCCCCATGGACACCCTTCATGACGTGGGAGTCTAACAGGTAGATATTGAGGTCGTCATCCCACCTGGTTGTCAGGGCTTTCCTCTCAGAACTGCCCTTTACCTTACCAACCTTACCGCTGATTTCTTTATAGTTCATCCGAATATCCTCACGACTTTCTTATTCGCAGATGCCTCGGGTCTTGCGTACCCATACTTACAGATTATCTCATACGTAACGGCTTTAATGCCGTGGTTATTGTCGTCTTGAACTCCGATGACAGTTCCGTTGCGGTCCTTGGCATACGTGTACACTGCAGTACGACCAGTATAAGGATGAGGGCAGCCCCCAAACTCAGAGATAAGGCCGCGACAGCGAGGATGAATAGTAAGGTGGGGGTGATTTGTGATAGGGTCTGGGATAAGGTATGTCCGCATCCTCTCGATGCCAGCCGCAACCGGAACCTTCTTAGAGCGTAGATTAACCCCTGCCATCTTCCGCCATATCTCTGATGCAGGTGTGTCAGGTTTATGTGCAGTTCCGGCAATATCGATAGAACCACCTTTGACATCCTTCCACCACGGTCTCATCTTACAGATGTGTATCATCTGCTCCGTGGTTTTAAACTGCTCGTACACCTCATCGAAAGCGTGGAAGTAATCCCCGGTCCACTGGCCGGCCTCCACCGCGTACCACCCCTTGGAATATCCAGGGTCTACACATATCTCGACGTCATTGTCTTCGACATAATCGACACTTGTAACATGAAGAGTATTCCTAAACTCATGGAAGATTCTCCCGGACGGGGGACACGGGATACCACCCATACGCTCATTGAAGAGGTCTGGAGACATGGTAGCCTCAATCCTCTTGAGCAACTCATCCTCTCTTCCGCCGGGGTAAAGGTTCGTGTTGGTCCAGGAAGGAACCGAGAAGCTCTTCGCCCCCTCCTTGTTCGGCCCCTGCCAGGAATTAAAAAGCTCTGGATACCATCCAAGGCTTCCCTCAAAGGTTCCGGTTAACAGGAGCCACCCTCCGTCGCCGGCCCTGCCGAGACGGGCGATTAGTCTCTGAATAACTTCAAAGTCACATTGGGCCGCCTCACACACGACTATCCCATGGGGTGAATACTTCGATATGTTCCGCGGGTCCTTGGCGCTGATGGTCGATATAACAACGTCCCCGGCTAAGATTATCTTGCCGGGGTTCGTTACTTTAGAAGCGAACTGCAGGACTCCTAATTTATCCGCAGCCTCCGCGATATAGTTGAACTCAGGGGTTGTGTTGTCGTAGTCGGCACCGACAAGCCAGAACAGCTTGTCCTCCCAGAACCTCCCAATCAACTCCATAGCTCCGACCAGGGACTTGCCGGAACCCTCACCCCCTACCATCATCCGTATCCACGCATCACAGTCGTGGACCTGCGATTGAAGCTCATTGGGGTGATAATCGACTTTATCCCAGATTATCTTCTTGCGTTCCGTCAGAGTCTTTTGGTCCATCCTTACCTTCCGCAGTAGCGCTATCACTACCAGCATTCCGTAGTTCATCGAACAACTCTAGGGCCTTTTCACTATCCGTGTTCATTGTGGCCGACAGCTTAGGCAGCGCGTAGGGGAGAAGGTCCGCGACGAATAGCCTATGGGAGTTAATCAAGTCCTCCACCGCCTTCACTGCAGCCAGGTACTCCGCTTGTTTCCCTTTCTCCTTTAGCTCCTCAGCCTTCTCTTGAAGCTCACCAATCTTAACATTCAGCCACTTCTCGTTCTGTAACAAGTGAGTGACGAGCTTCTGCGTGTTGTTGCGGAGGATGGTCCTCCCGTGCTTTGACGACTTTGTAAATCTAGGGTGTGCCATATTTCTCCTTTATCTTGTGCCGCAGATAGTCTATAAACGCACAGACGCAGGCGCATACCGGAATACAGATGGCCAGGTCTATCCAGTTTATTTCCATTCTATCTCTGCTCCCAACTGCGGCAGGATTTGGTATAACGCCTGTGCTATCTGCTCGATATGTCTGTGTTCCAACTCTCCGTTACAGTACACTTCATTTACCGCTTCCATCATTTCGTGGAGCCATGTGGTTGTTCTTCCGGGCTCCTCCATGGATTCAAATATTCTTATCTCTGCGGCATTGGCGGAATGTTGCCCCTGCCTGCCTTCCGTTATGGCAATAGTAGAGTCATATATGGTTTTGTAGTTATGGCCCCCTATTTGCAGCGGAACTTCTAATGGTTTCATAATCTCCTTTAAGGGTTCAAGGCCAGGCGCTCTAAGGAAGTTTGCAACCGTCCGTCCGCCGACCCTGGCCCGCCCCCTTTAAATTAACCGCCGGCATTCACCGACGTCATTAAGCCGCTCGCCGCGGCCTCCCGGGCTAAAGAAAAGCACGTAGTCGTTTACCGTCCATGCGTGCTCATACCAGACTCTCATGCCAACTACAATACCACAAATATTATGGCTTGTCAACATCTGCATTAAAAAAATTCAAGCCCCCATAAAAATTAGGGAAACGACGTTTTCTTTTAGGGAGGAGATTATAGAGAAGAGTATATATATTTATATATATATCTTTTGTAGGGGTCCAAGCGGACCCCACCCTCTGGGGTCCGGGCGGACCACACCTTAGCTATAAATGGGGTCCGGGCGGACCACACCCTGTTCTGTTTTTTAGCTACGATTTGGGGTCCAAGCGGACCCCACTTATTATGTAGAGTAGACGGTTTGTTTACATCTTTTCCGGGAAAGATACCAACACCCTGACTTTGTATGTATGGTTCGCATAATGTATAGGATATGCCCTTCGTGGAGCCATCGCCTACTCGTGGATTATGTAGAGTAGTATGGGGGTTTAGGTAGAACGGACGGTAGGGTGTAGACCACCACCCACACACGCCCGAACGCTCGCTCACGCCTACTCCCCCTCCCTAGGGCATACCCCCTACTTCCGAAAGCGGAAACCGGAAGCCGGTTGCCGGTATCCGTAGGCAAGCGGTTGCCTACTACCGACGGACGGACGGACTACCGTTAACCCCTTGCCTAATGGTAGGCCGCACGATTGCATACATTATTAGGGCGGCGGAAGTTTTGGGGTTCCGTGTTCGATTCCGTAGCTAATCAATCGCCGTAGCTTTGTTGCCTAAATACTCAACATCCTCAACCATCCACTACTCCTATCTACCTATGCCGAAAAGACTAGACAAATGACTAGTTGTATTCTATTATCCATCGTGGGACAATATAGACAGTCAATTTCCGAGAGGCGCTTAAATACCGCCGTTGACGGATAGACCTTCAGACAACTGAATACGGGCTACAGTGTCAAAGTAGATGGGCACTAGCGGACGGGTCTTGTAACATCGATACCTGTGAATGAGCAAGGGTCTTCGTTATACGGTCTCAGAAGTGGGGCACGATAGATAGTTACAAGCCCGCTAGCGACAAGATGCAGCGTGAATGCACCCAGTAGGTAGACACTGAACAAGGTCTTGCGACTGCCCGTAGCGTAAGCGAATCAAAGCTTACACAGTATAAACGGTAGACTCCAGAAGTTCCTCAGAACTTCTGTTCTATCTGTAGTGCGTGATGATTACCAACATCGCAGTTGGAAAACAAACGCATGGGGCAACATAAAGATAACCCCGAAAACTAGCAAACGTTCTGTTTCGCTTTGGTTTGAGGCAACGAAGGTTAAGAGTGGGCGGGAGCTAGACAATAATCAGGAATAGAATACTGCCTCTGTAATTAGGCTGGGCTAGGGCATGGCGGAGCTGTGCCCTGTTCCAGCTTGTAAGAATACGAGCTGGGTAGGAGGACTCAGATGGCTACATTAAGCAAGGCAGAGGTCAAGGCAGGGTTCAGGCTGATAGATGGGGTGAAGTATCGTCCTATGGAAGCGGCCAAGAAACAGGAGTCGTGGAAGCTGGTTTCCTCGTCGGGTAAGGTAATCGAGCTTCGGCATCTTCGGGACACGGATAATTACAGCGTGTTCGGGTTGGAGGCTCCTGTTAAGGGGAAGAGGGCTACGTTCGGCAAGATGTGGATAGCATAGCCTTCGGCTAGGCGGGTACGACAGCAGGTCTACCCACCTGACAGGTGGCTATGAAAGGAGGGCTATGGCGAAGTACGTAGCTTGTTCGAAGGGGTGTACTGTGTACACTAGGCCGAAGGTAGAGAAGGTGAATAGGAACGGCAAGTGCATCACGTATGTCCCAGTAGTAGCAGCGAAGAAGAAGAAAGCGAGGTGAAGGCATGGGTAGAAAGTTAGGGTACATAGGTATTGACCAATATGGCACCAGTTATAGGGGACTCAAGTATCCACGAAAAGACTTGCTTGATAAGCTAGGTAGAAAGCACGCGGATAAGATGTGGGCAGATGTTCTACATAATGGGGTGTATGAGAAGAACGAACCTAAGAGACATCACATCGGCTATATCATAGCAGGACTCTGGATAAGAGTTTATACTGTGTATGATTGGGGGAAGTATGAGTAGAGTAGCACTATAACGAAAGCGAGGTGAATAGTGGATATCGAGCGAGTGCTAATCGAGGCAGAGGGTAAGGCAAATACGAAGGAATTAGTGTCCGCCCTATGTAACACAGTGTGGACATGGCAAGGAGGTGATATATCGAATGCGATGGATGGGGATGAGGTGGATGCCCTTGTGGAGAGGTTTAGAATATCCCTGAATATAATGCAGGGGAATGTATAAGGTAGCACTATCAACGCACGCTTGGTAGTGAACAGGAGGTGTAAATGATTCTTTGGGCAACCCATATCTAAATAAGGAGGAGAAAGATGTGTAACTTTATAAGCTGGTTCCAGAAAGGTGATGCGGTAATCTTCCTGACCGACAACGACCTAGCAACTAAAGAGGGGATGGCACTACGTAAGGAGCTGGGCGACCAATTCATCAACGACATCAAGGGTCATGGTGCAATAGCTCGATACTTCGAGCTAAACGAATGGGTTCTGCCGATGGATGCGATAAGGCGAGAGGTTGGAGATAGTAGGTGTCCCGACTTCTCCACTCCCAATAACTTCCCACCGCAGATAGTAGAAGCTATCAAGAACTGCAACCTAACACAGATAGGGCGACTACCAGATAATGTTCTACTCTCACACGGATTGGGTTTAATCAAGAAAGATGCCAAGCGGGAGGAAGCATATGCCAAGTGGAAGGAAGCAGAGGCCAAGTGGAAGGAAGCAGAGGCCAAGTGGAAGGAAGCAGAGGCCAAGTGGGAGGAAGCAGAGGCCAAGTGGCAGGAAGCAGAGGCCAAGCGGGAGGAAGCATATGCCAAGTGGGAGGAAGCAGATGCCAAGCGGAAGGAAGCATATGCCAATGTTTTTTGGAAAGTCTTTGCCGACCCCAAGAATCGTAAGAAGGTATGGAGGTGAACCATGTTAGACCTAGAGCTGGAGTTTCTCGACTACGAACTAGCCGAGAACATTCCGAATGGGGGTGTGTTAATCGCCCTCAGTAATGCAGACCCTGTCATCTTGGATGATGATGGAGAAATAGACTAAGGTGGAACGGCCACGGGTCAACGAGGATATTTATAACAGGAGGAAGGTCATGGTAGCTAAAAGAGGAGAGCAATACGAAGACTTCAAAGGGTACAAGGATGATGGCGTCACTCACATATCATGCGGAGAGTATGCCGCCGACTTCAAGGACGGCGAGATAATACGCGAGTACACCAACGAATCGAACGACACCTGCCCTGCGGCAGCGTTCTAAGGAGGACACATGAATAAACATACAGCTACACCTTGGAAAGTATCATCCGTATTTGTGAATAATGCCCCGAATGAAACACATATCACAACTGGCAAATGGGGGCAACCATCTATTGCGGTAGTAGATAACGAAGCCAATGCCGCCTACATCGTGCGCTGTGTTAATTCACATGAGGCATTAGTGGAGGCTTGCAAAGTATCGCTTGAGAATCACGAAATAGGGGAATATGAATCACAAATGCAAGGTAAGCCAAGATATTGTGAAGTGCTTGAGATTTTACGGGCAGCCCTAAAATTAGCAGGAGAGGGGTAGTATGACAAGGTGGTGCAATAACTGCAAGGAACTGACCGAGCATAAGGTACTCAAGTCTCAGAGGGTAGAGATTTATATCTGCCAGAAGTGCAGAGGAAGGAGGAAGCATGAGGGCATTGGAACGCCTCGACCTGATAAAGCAAGTCAAGGGCATGATTGAACCTATGGCCGAGGCCATCGTGGATGAAGTGGAGAGCTTCGAGCAAGCTAGAGCTGTCTGGCTCGAAATCTTAGGCGTCGATGAGCCGACGCAAAGTAAATTTTAAGGAGGGTAAAATGTTTAAAGTAGGAGACAAGGTAAAGGTTATCGCGGCGTGCTGGAATTATCCCACGGATAAGGTGGGCAGCACAGCGAAAGTTCTCGCAGAGAGTGGCGACGCCACTCTCTGCGAGTTCGGGTTCACAGCCCCGGCCTTCCATAACGGCCTTGGTTGCGCCAGTGGTAAACCCAACCACTGCTACTTTCTAGAAACCGAGTGCCTCAAGAAGGTAAGAGCGAAAGCCACTCCGAAGGCTACACGTAAACCGAGGAAACCCACGGTAGGCGACACCGTAAGGCTTATTGAGGACTTCGATGGCTCCGGCATGGTGGGAGAGCTGGCTGTAATCAAGGAAGCCGCTGGCTCGATGATAGGCATCGAGTTTATTAACAAGATGCCATCTGGAGGCCATACATGCTCAGACACATGCAAGTTAGGCCATGGGTGGAACGTACCCAAGGATTGCGTGGAACTGGTCACGAAATCCAAGATGAAGAAAGAACTCGCCATTGACCCTCGCACGTTCTACAAAATCCTGCGAATCGATGGCGCTCCGGCCAATAAAGACGCAAGGGCCACGGGATTCAAGTACACACTACCCGTAGACGGAGAGACGGAATGGACGCCGACCATCGAGGATATCGTAACGTGCGAGAAAGGCTACCACGTTATAGATGCCGAATACATTCAGATATGGCTCGGCTCTTATGACGAAGACCTTATCGTATGCGAGGCTAAGGCGCGAGGAGAGATTAAGCCTGGGCTTGACAAGTATGTGGCTCAGTCGATTCGACTCACAAAGATTCTATGCAGATGGAATGACGTTAGGAAAGTGTTCGAGAAAGAGCGTGTGGCTATAGAACAGGAGGCTCGTAAGAGATACAACCCCATCTGGGAGGAAGTAGATGCCAAGATGGAAGAACTGTTCTCCAAGCTGGTAATAGGAGGCTAACATGGACGAGTTAAGGCTAAGGGCACGCTGCGCCCGCCGGGGCTGGCCGGTGACGAAGATACAGCACAAGACCATAGCTATCGTAGCTTGTAAGAAGGAGGTGAAATGTATAAGTGCCAGCACGAGCCATGGTGTAAGGTGAGAGACAGGTTCGAGGCGCTCATCGACTACAAAGTGAAGATAAACAAGGACGGAAAGCACCTATCTAAGCCGGAGTTCCGCGATATAGTTGAGGTGAAGTGCGTCAACTGCGGTACTGTGGCACGATGGGAGATATAAGGAGGGAGTTATGTACTTCAAGGTTACAATTAAGGAGCAGAATGGCGAGCGAGAATACTATCACGACTGCATAACAGAAGCAAAAAGTTTTAACGAAGCCTTAATCAAGGTCGAGAATACAGCGCGTAATTGGTATGAGGATGTCGATGATGAGGATGTCGAGGTAAGCACCGATGAGGTGGGTAATAATACCTACGACTTCATATATATCGGAGCCTCAATTAGGGTAGACAGTGTTTGCCCTACCACTATCAAGGAGTGGTGCAAGCAAGCCTTCCAAGCAGCGCTGATATAGGAGGTAGACATGGTAGACGTAGGTAAAATCATAGAGTACGAGTCCGGGGAGATGGACGGAGACGCAACGGTAGCCTTCTTCCAAGAGATGATAGACGACGGCTCCGTCTGGTCTTTGCAGGGACACTACGGAAGGACAGCCACGGCCTTGATAGAGGCCGGGTTATGTCATAAGAAAGGGGAGTAATATGAAGAAGCAAATGTTTGAGGTTACAGTTAAATCATCACGCCAACCGGAGGTACCGCAGTCTCTATTCGCGGACTTACTAAAGGCCAACCTAACCGGAGCTGGGTACAAGATAGCGCTCAGTATTCTTGCCAATACGATTGGAGCAGGCCGGAGCTTCACTCGTGTCTCTCTGTACGACATGGGCGAGTTTGCTCTCTTATCGACGGCGGCAGTGTCTGTAGCCTTAACCTCACTCGAAGATGCACGCATCATTACAGTCGTAAGACCTGGGCCGGGCGTGGCAAATCTATATGCCATTAACTTTAACACGGCACAATGGCAAAGCCGCCGCGAGGGAGCAAGGCGCAGAATCGGAGCACCCAACGAAAGCACGACTACAATTATAATACGACGTAAATAAGGAGGAGTAGGTGCACATATTCAGGTTGATTCCACAGGAAGAGTTCGTCTCGAACATCCTCCTTGCGTACCTTTCCTCATCCCCGGAGGATAGGTCTTCTGGTAGGTGGTGGTATCCTACTGCCAACAGCATCGCCAGAGGTATGGCTCACGAGTTTGGTATCAGTGTGTCACAGATGGCCGGGATAATAGCCGTGCTCTCGCCTCAGATATCGTGGGAGCGCAACTGCATCGTGGCCTACGAGTTCATGAGGTCGCCTTACGAGAGGCCCACCGGTATCACAACTGATAACTGGGTCAAGGCCAAGGAGATATACGAGGGGAGACTGGGGTTTATACGTGGTAACAAGGTCAGGTCGTTCTGGTCTTGCATCCTAACCGGGGGAGATACGAACGAGGTAACAATCGACACCCATTCGGTAGACGTAGCATTAGGAGAGGAGGCACGAGAGAAGGACAAGAGATACCTGGTCAACAAACAGATTTACGGCATCTTCGTGGATGCCTATCGAGAAGCGGCGAGGCAGTTAAGACTGCCCGTTACGGAGGTCCAGGCCACAACGTGGGTCTGGCACAGGAAAGGAGAAAGATGATAAGTCACATGAGTGTGGTGGAGTATAGAGATACGCACATTAATGAAGGTTGGCATGTCGGCATGATAGTGCTGGATGAAGAGCGGATATGGCACTTCGTTTCCGACACTATGCCCGGCAATAATAACATGGGAGTGGAATACGGGTTCAAGTATAGCTGGTGGATTGGCCGTAGTTTGGAAGGTGAGGACGTGAAGGAAATCAACGTCTCGGCCATAGACGCCATGAACCAGACCATACAAATCTGGCTGGAGCTGGCAGAGAACGGTGAAGACGCGAACTGGAAGAAGGAGCAATACAAGCAGTATGAACACGGGTGCCCACTGTGTCAATACGCAATAGATAGCGGGAAATTGACTATGTTTACTTGTGGCAAGGTGTGCCCAATGGTCGGCCATTGGGGTTCTTTATGGAACCACATGTGTGATACGCCGGAAGCATCCTACTATAAGTGGCGCAACGAAGGCGACCCGGACGAGCGCAAGGTAAAGGCCAGGGCCATAGTCAACGAGATGATTAAGGTACGTGCTGAGATGATAGCGAATTTAACGAAGGAGGAAACAATGAAACAAGAATCTTACACCGAGATGAAAATAAAGAGGGTTGAGGTTGTTAAAAAGACAACCGAGAATACACTCAGGCTCAAGCTGGTTAAAGAAGGCAATGACACTATTCTCTTGGCCGTAGATACGGACGGCTACGGGATTAGCGGCGGGTGCATCTTGGCTATAGAAGAGGACGGAGCCATGTCTAGGTGCCCGTGCATCAACAAAAAACTTGGCCTACAGCTCGACGCCGAGGGGCGCATCGTCATCAAGTAGCGCTATCAGTACAACGCTTGACAAATCGAGAAATTTGTGATACACTCGTAGCATGAATAGACGAGCGTGGCAATGGTTAGACGAGCGGCGCAATGTGGTGGTCGATTACAACGAGATGGTGCGGCAGTGCGACCTATGCGAGATAGAGAATCGCGTGGGTAAGTGTGCGTGTGATTTCTGCCCTGTATTAGATGACTGCCGAGCCATGTTCGACTCCCATTGCCCGCTCACAGCCGTCGATGACGAGGTGTTTCTGACCAACAGGCCGGTGTGTTGTGGCCGCCCCATGAAGAAGGATGGCCACGGCAAGAGCGGGCAGTATTACGTGCAGGTGTATCGATGCTCCATGTGTAAGTCAAGGAGATTCAATGTGGTATAGAGAACTTGTCACCTGTCCTACATGCGGAGGCTCCGGGAAGGTAGACGGAAACTTCTATGTAGTTTCCACGTTTGAGTTGAAGCCTCGTCCACCATGTACGTGTTATACGTGCGATGGTAGAGGCGAGATAGTAGTAGAATATAAGGAGGGAAAATGAAAGCAACAGCAGAGCAAGAGGGTGGATTCAAGCCGGTAAAATTGGAGATTATCCTGGAGACACAGGGGGAGGTGGATGAGTTCTTTGGGGTGGTAAACTACACGCCATTCGAAAAGGCGTTCCCAGTGATTGGTCGTCTCTGGAGTGTGTTAGACGCATATTCAACCCCAGGATATCGAGAGTCATGGAACGCGATACGGAAGATTTTTGAAGCCGGCAAATAGAGGGTAGGATAATGTTCAACATGATAAAGGTCTGCCCTAAGTGCGACTGGAATCGCCCATACGACGAGGGCAACGACCTGCGTGGTGTCTCTCTATTCCAGAGGTGCCCGGAATGCGGGATGGAATTAAGGACACAGCCCTATAGTCCAATGGGTGATAGTTTTGGGAGGAGCGATGAAGACCTGGGAAGAAGAAATGGTAGATAACTATATCAAAAAGAAGGAGGGGCAAATGTTGGAAGGTATTCTTAGGAAGGCCGGCTTCGATGAGAGGGGCCACTTCAAAGCCTCAATAGAGATTGAGCCGGGCAAGGTATGGGACCGGGATGTGGAGGTGGTGGGCGAGCAGACCAAGTGTATGCAGTGGGTAGGCAAGCACATCATCGCGGACGAGATACCGCAGGCGAAGAACCCGAAGTACAAGCAGCTTATAAACGTGCGCCTGGCTGAGAAGGTGTCAGCGCCCGCCGGCGAGCCTGTGGTTCAGAACAACTACGCGAGCAGGTTTACGCAGGACGAGGTTGGCCGACAGAAGTGCCGATGCTCCATCATCGAGTCGGTGTGCACACTGTTCTCCGGGAGCAAGACCGTGACCATCGATGCTATGATTAAGACCTGTCGTGCGTTCGAGAAGTACGTGTACGAGGCGTCGTTGATAGACGAAGCTATCAAGCTGGGCGCTACACCGGAAGACGAGTTACCCTTCTAATGTCTCTCCCCGAAGCCGTCAAGAAAAGTGTACGCTTGCGGTCAGGGGATAGGTGCGAGGGTTTATACAAGAGAGTTAAGGGCGGGGCCGAGCGTATCGGCCCCTGTCCCTGTCATGGAAGGTGGCGTTTAGTCTTCGCACATATCCAGCACCGTGGTAGTGGCGGAAGCAAGAGCCGTGACAAGGTGGATAACATCTTGCACTTATGCGTGTGGGGTCACGAACTCTTCGATGAACGTATCACTAAACGCGAGTTCGATAGGCAGTTACATGGAGGTTGAATGTGGCGAAACCGCAACTTGAAGACGGGTACATACGTATCGCCCGTGAGATATACATACACCTGTGTGCATTCAGGATACCCGGAGAGGTGCGTCAGATTATAGACGCCGTGATTATCAAAACTTACGGCTACCAGAAGACCTCTGATAAAGTGAGCTTCGGCCAGCTCGCCCAGCTCACGGGTATCCGGCGCGATAATATTAAGCGCCCACTAAGAAAGGCGCTGGAGCACAACCTGATATCGAAAGCGGACGGGAAGTTATCCTTTCAGAAGGACTGGGAGAAGTGGAAAACATTCTCGGGTGTGGTCCACCCGGACCCTGTGGTCCAAGCGGACCCCAAAGTGTGGTCCACCCGGACCCCAAAACTAGGGTCCAAGCGGACCCCTACAAAAGAAAAGAAAGATAATATAAAGATAATAACATACCCGGACTACCCTACTGTCCTTCTTTCAAAAGAAGAACACGGTAAACTTGTAACAGAGTTTGGCGAGGATGGGGCGATGCAGAGGTGTGAGGCGCTGTACCTTTACATGGGCAGCACAGGAAAGAACTATAAGTCGCACTACCTCACGATTCTGAACTGGGACAGGATGGAGAAGAAGCGCAACCCGGTTAAAGCTCAAGAGAGAATGACTATATCTGAAATGTTGGAGGGATTGGATGAATAAAATCGTATGCCTGATACTCGGGCACAAGTGGTGTCCTTGGCACCCGTCGTGTGTTGACGCGAAATATGACACCCGCGCCTGTGATAGATGTGGCACACGTGAAAGAAAGCGGGTGATATAATGGGGAAGAAACTACCCTACACACCCACGAGCACCATCCGCTCGTTACTACGCAAACTCTGGCTGCGCTCCAGGGAACGGAACGCAGCGCTCCGGGCCGCCGGGTATACATGCCAGAGGTGTGGAAAGAAGCAGAGCAAGGCCGCCGGGAGAGAGGTGAAGGTGGAGGTGCATCACAAGGATGGCATCAAATCATGGGAGCGGGTGTTCCAGGTCATCCGGGAGGAGATTCTGTGCCCTCCGCAGCGCCTGGAGGTACTTTGCACAGATTGCCACAAGAAGGAAGGAGGTTAGCATGGATACATTAACGCCGTTACAGAAGGCTCAAGGTAAGATAGAGAAGAAGGGGCTGAGGCGCGAGTGCCCAGTGCACCACGTCTTCGGACGCATAACCGACTGGGCACCACCGCCCGGCATCGACCCCAACATGAAGGAGTTCCAGTGTCCTATCTCTAAGCACGCATTCTACGAAGTAATAAGGCAAACGAGGAAGCCATGAGTAAAGAGATGATGATATGCCCAAAGGCGAAGGAATGTGAAGTTTTAAGGTGTGTACACGATGTTCCCCACGAGAGAGTCTTTTATATGGGGCGAGATATATGTTTTGGCGGTGCTAATAGTTCTTGTCCCGCCTGCATCCCCTACATTCCAGAGCCTTTCAAGAGATACATGAAGTATGAAGTGATGAAGCTGGATGATATTAAGAAATACCTAACACCAAGTCAGAAAATAAATCTCGAAGATATTATCCGCACATTACAGTATGGTAGACGCAAAGACGGTAAAGTGCCTTACAATTTCTATGTTGTGGTGAAGGAAGGATTACCATACACCGAGCAAGTATGGAAACTAATTGAGGATTATGAAACTAAGCCAGAGCAACCCAAGAAGTCTGTCTGCCCTGAGTGTAAAGGTTATGGACAAATTAGGAGTGAAGATTTAACTGGAGAAGGACAACAAACTTTCTATTTAGAATGTGCCGTTTGTAATGGAACAGGTGAGGCGCCTGCCGACCTCAAGCCAGCAGAGCCACTTGAGGAGCACCCTGAGTATCATCTTGTAGACAGGGAATCTGGTACTGCTTTTTACCCTGTAAAGCCAACCTGCCCTGAGTGTGGGCATCTGGTAAGTCAGCATATCATTATAGGCTGCATTGTACCAATAGATGGCAAGATTGGGCATGATTGTCCTTGTATGCGTACCCCTGCCGACCTACAGCCAGCAGAGGCAGAAGACCTACGTAAAGAGTTTGAAATGGCTGTTGAGGTAGCTTGTTGTAGCGAATGCGGTAATCGTGGAATGATAGCTATTGTCGGATGGGAAAAAGACTTATGCCGAGCGTGTGATGCACCCACTAAACTAGAAGGAATAGTAAAGCACTTAATGGAAGTAACAGCATCCCACGACTCCGCAGTAGCATCGAAGGCTGTCAAGGAGTTTGTGGAACAAGTAATAGTTGAGATGAAGGGGAGTTTTACAGAGTTCGATTTGCTCACTATTAAGCGACTCAGGGCTATGGCAGAGGGAAAGGAGTAGGAAGATGAAGTACAGGATTCACTTTTCATACAGGCTAAATGGTCATGAATTTGAGAATTACTATGACCTCGAAGGAAAAACCATCGAAGAAATACAAGACAAAAACTCTAAAGAAATGGCAAAACGTGGAATTGATGCAGATGAGAATGACTGCTGGTCAGAAGAAATAGGTTAATGTAAGGGAGAAGATAATGAATGAACCGAAGTGTCCTAAATGTGGAGTAACGCCCTTTCAGCATTGGAATCTTGGAACCATGCACAAATGTCATATCTGTGGAAAAGTGTGGAAGGAGTAGACCATGAGTGATTTCAAGCAGCAGGTAGAGGAGATAGTACATCATTGTGACAGAGAGGAGAAATGCGGGTGGCCTTATTGTGATAGCTGTGATTATAGGGTTGACCGCATCCTCGCCGCCCACAATGCTAGGCTGGATGAGATAGCAAGGCTTAAGAAGCCTACGTTAGACGATGCTAGTATTCAGTTATTAGACAGACACGAAAGAGAGACATACAACGAAGAAATAGTCGGGTTTAATGCTGGGGTAGAAGCTTGCCAAGCCTACATACAGGCACAGAAAGGAAGTTAAGATGAACGAAAGTTGTGATGGCTGCATTTGTCAAACTTGCAAAAGGAGAATTAATAATACATGTAGGGTATGCTGGAACCAATGCTGTGAACAACCAAGAACGCACACAAAAGAATGCAGTAAGTATGAGCCAGTAGAGGCACAGAAGGAGGGAATGTGAAATATAAATACATTGTCAATATTGGAAATGCTGAGGAAAATACGAGACGCTACAACGATTTAAGGAGGAAAGTTCTTAGTTACTTTAAAGCTACAGAAAAGAAAAGGATTCATCTTAAAGAACCCACCTTTGGGGGTAGTAACCCCTGCCCACACTGTAACCACACACCATGTCTAGGTGAATTTGATAGTAGTGATTGTGGTTAAGGAGGCTTTATGAACATAGATGAGGTGCCGACAAAGGAAGATGTTTACATAAAGCTACTGGTTAAATTTGCAGAGAAATACCTAGCATATAACGAATGCACATGGGAGGAAACATGGATTCCATAGATGAGGTACTGATGACAGAAAAACAAAGGGACAAACTGGAAAAACAAGCATTGAAGGCTGACACAAAGTACGGTGGTATAGTTGGTGCTATGGCTTACCCTGAGATACTTTGCAAAGCCCAATGCCTCAAGCTGCTGGAATGGCTTGAGGGGTACTGTGATAACGATGACCATCCAGAATACTACAACGATGAGGTAAGGTGGGAATGTCCCGATTGTATTTTAGAGCTAGAATCAAAGCTAAAGGAGGTGGGAAAGTGAACCAGTGCCGAGGTTATACACTAGATGTTATTAAAATGTCTAAGGGGTGGGCGCAAAAAGCCACTGTTGGTAGTGAATCTCGTTATAGGCTGTTCTATTATAGACATGATGCAGTTGTAAACCAAGAGGAGTGGATGGACTACAGAAACGCAGGGGACTTTAAGAGAGACTTTTACCATAATTTTAAATCCCTTGATGAATTAGGCGTTAAGGAGGGGTAGCATGGCAAGAGGATGGTTGGTAGGTATAGCCTGGATAGACGGAGCATTGAGTATAGGACTCTTCTTCGCTCTAACGATAAGGTTTAAGGAGCCACGTAATGGCAGATAAGCAACTTCCGCACTCACTTGAGGCTGAGGAGGCCGTCCTTGGGGCGCTCCTTATAGACAACGACGCGTACTTCAAGGTGTGTAGTATTCTTTCGCAAGACGATTTCTATAGAGAGAAGAACGCATGGATATATCAAGCAAGGCAGAGGCTTGATATGTGCGACCAGGTAACAATGGCCCATCAACTAGCTAAGGATGGGAAACTTGAAGCTATCGGTGGCGCAGCCTACCTCTCTCACTTAATAGCCAACTGCGCCTCGTCGGTCCACGCTGCACACTACGCGGAGATACTGCACAACCTTGGTAATGCCCGGCGTATCATAAGGGCCGGCGTTGCGATACAGGACATGGGGTTCGAGCAAAGACAAGACGGCGTAACAGAGGCCATCAAGCTGCTGCTTGGCATGGAGGGGAGAAGCCGAAACATGGTTTCCCCCGACGAATTGGCGGACTACGCTTTCGCCAGGTTCGACAAGTTAGCGAATGAAGAACTCAAGCCGGTACTCTTTGGCCTCCAGACCTTGGACAAGTTGGGGGGAATGCAGCCTGGGGAGCTAGTGATTCTGGGTGGAGAAACAGAGATGGGCAAGACGACCATGCTCGACCAGATAGCAAGACACCAGGCTCCGAACCCGGTCCTGTTTTGCACCACCGAGATGACACGAGCGCAGTGGGCGCAGCGCCAGATAGCACGCATTATGCACACCTACATGCAGAACCTCGGCAATTCCGACTATATTAAAAAGCATATGCGTGAAATCCTCGACGCATCGATGGAGTTTCGGAAGACCAACGTGCACATCATAACGGGCGGCGTCTCGGTGAATGATATTTACACCGAGGCAGCCAGCTTAAATGGATGCTGCTTGATAGTCATTGACTACCTGCAGCGCCTGAAAGGAGTGAGAGCATCATATGAGTCAGTATCCAGCGCGTCACGAGAGATTGCAGACATGGCTAAGATACTGGAGACGCCGATTGTACTGTCTTCTCAGCTCAGTAGAGACTCGCAGATAGGCAAGGACGGGAAGGTAATCAACAGGCCCCTATTGACAAGACTCAAAGATTCAGGTAACATCGAGAATGATGCCGACTGGGTGATGTTCATCCAACGAGAGAAGGGGGCCAAGAAAGGCACCCCGGATTTCCTAAAGGCCAAGCTGCTTATCGAGAAACACAAACAGGGCGGCGACCATGGAGAAGTAGGGATGACGTTCAGCCCACACGAGCAAATGTATAAGGAGGATGTATGAAGGTAGAACAAGGAGAGAAGTTCCAGCCAATCGTGATTACCCTGGAGGATAAGGACGAGGCCGCGGCGCTGTGGCATGTCCTTAACAAGAACCCTTACGAATACGACCAGGAATACAATAGGAAGTTTGGGTTAGTAGGAGACTACATCCGGGATTTTGAATGGGGATTATGGAAAGGTATCAACCCATTGATAGGTGAGTATGCACTAAAGACGAAAGGGAGGTTCGATGGAATCAATACGATGCCATAAGTGTGAAGAGGATGTGCCAGTTAGTACAATATTCCTCATGGGTGAGCCGCTCGATTACTGGCTTGAGCTTGCGGATTGGGCCGACGCACATGGTTACAAGAAGGATAAAAAATCTAAACCCATAAAGAATGGAGGTTTAATGAACAGCCTGTTCGATAAAGCGGCCAAGCTCGCAGCGGCGGTGGCAGCGCCGGTGTTCCAGTACCGCGAGTGGACGTGGTATGACCCAGACTTCAATGAGCGCATCCCATCAGTAAAGGAAATCCGAAACACAATCAGTGACCTGCTTAAAGATGCCGTTCGGGCTGGCTACTCAAGCACCGGGAGACTCACTGTCGAAAGAGATGACTGCGAAGACGGAACTCCGTGTATGTATAACATCATGCTCGACATTGGCACTGTGTTCTGTGACGACGACGGCGAACCGGAAAACGTGGAGGTGGACTGATGGAAGCGAAAGTATTCTACGACCTAATCGACAACGAGATTCTCCATAAATGTAATGACATCATGCGGTCAAAGGGTGAGGCGTACTCCGGCCTGGATGACAAGCTCGGCAATTTCAAGCGCTGCGGGGCGCTGGCCGGCGTGTCAACAGAGGTAGCCTGGCACATCTACTTCATGAAGCACTTCGATGCCTTATGCGCCTACATCCGCGGGGAGTACAAGGACTGCGAGCCTATCGAGGGACGGATAGTGGACATGATAAACTACCTGTTCCTGCTCTATGGTATCTTAAAAGAGAAGGAGGTGATTAAGTGACCGACAAGAGCCTGGTACCAACCCCGAGTAAGGAAGACCTAGCTTACGCCGTGAAGTGCAAGATTCAGGAATACTCCGGGGCCATCAAGGTTTCCTACATCATCGTCGGGAAGCTGCTGAAGCAGGCCCGAGACGAGGAGCACTGGATAACCCTCGGGTACGAGGCGTGGTGGGAGTATCTCCGTGACCTCGGAATCTCCAAGGACATGGCCCGCAAGATGATTGAGGTTGTGGAGCACGTCCTGACCCTGCCGTTCGTGGACGAATCGGACACTCCGGGGTGGACGGCGATGGTCCGCCTTATAGCCCACGCTAAGGATGGCCGGCTAACCGAGGAGATATGGGACGCGGCGAAGGTACAGCACGACGCCGACCTTCGGAGGACACTGGGCCATAGTGTCCCTGTCGCCTCCGGGGTAGATATTCAATGCCCCTTATGTGGGGGAACCTTCAAGTACAAAGAAAGGAAGGCAAGTGGAACCTAATTACGAGCAGATATGGGACGGGAAGGAGTTTGTGCATAACATAGAGAACGGCCTGCTCTTGAAGTGCTGCGGCTGTGGCCTGGTGCATAGAATCCTATTCCGTCCCATCGGGAGGAAGAAGATAGGCATGACGTTCTATGTCATGGAGGGGGACGTCACGGTGGATACGCCAAGGAAGGAGAAGAAGCGTGTGCAAAAAGTTCCTGTGCGATTTAAGCAAACAGATGGGCACCAAGTGCCCGGCGAAGGTGTACATTGAGACCGAGAAGATAGTATACGTTGAGCAGATTCCTGTCCTGCAGCCATGTGGAACCATAGACATCAACGAGTGTTCATCCATCTGCCTCGATGTCATTGAGCAGTATGGCAACCAGGCAGAGATATATCTACCCGATGCTGCCATGAAGATATACACCTACGCTGACGTGGTAAAGGATGGCAGCCTGGAGTGGACGGACACTCTGGTATTTATATCGGAGGAGCACGACTGCGACGACTTCGCGAGGAAGCTGTTCGGGAAGTGGGCCGGGCTGGTGTGGACCAATGTACATGCCCTTAACTGGTTCATCGATGAGAATAAGAAGTTCTGGTTCATCGAGCCGCAGACAAAGAAGATAGCCGACAAGCTGGACGAGTGGCAAGGGAAGTCACTACGGTTCCTGCTTGGGGCATAAGGAGGAAACATGACGCTGGATGAAATAAAAGACATCCTAATCCCAATCGGTACATACATACTGGCCCTGTACGGGCCGGAGGTGAAGGCCGCGGTCACTGAGATATGGTCGGTGTCCGGCGACCCGTTCTGGTGGAAGGTCCGGGCCTCACTCGTCTCGCTCTTCACTTGCTTCGTTCCGGTCATACAAAAGACTTGGGACGTGTACGGTGTAGTGCTGATAGCGCTGGTCGTCAAGTTGGTCAAGAGCAAGGTCGGCCTGGCCCCGGCGGCACGGGCAATCCGCGGTAAGTAAGCGCGTAGGGCGAGGGTATCCTCGCCCTGACAACGGGTGATAGTTCAGTAGAAGAACACCGGATATGGTTCCGGAGACAGATGGTGCAATTCCTCTTCACCCGACCAAAGGAGGAGAATGAAAGTAAGTGAGTTAATAGTTTTGCTTAACAAGTTTCCCGCCAACAGCACTGTTGAGGTGGAGGGTTGTGATTGTGTAGGCGAGGCAGACGGTGTGGATATAGAGAACGATGTGGTTTTAATAACCAGGAGTGGCGGAGTGAGACAAGATAGCCGCAGTGAAAGGTGGGCACAATGAAAGTATATATCGCAGGCCCTTACACTAAGGGAGACGTGGTACTCAACGTGAGGAACGCCATCATGGCCGCGGAGGCGGTGTTGAAGGCCGGGCACACGCCGTACATCCCACACCTCACATTACTCTGGCACATGGTATGTCCGCATCCGCCGGAGTTCTGGTACAACTACGACAATGAGTGGCTTGACTATTGCGACTGTGTGCTGCGCCTTCCGGGGGAATCTGTCGGGGCCGACGCCGAGGTGGCGCTGGCGAAGAAGTTGTGTATTCCGGTGTATTATTCAGAGTTGTATAAGGAGGAAGATGAAACCACCAATTCGTAAACTAAAGAAGTCCGAGGTAGAATGGCTGAACGACAACACATGCAGACATCGCCACACCTACCTGGAGCACTACAGATGCTTCTTAGAAGAGAAGCCGGTAAGCCCTATGAAGGAGAGGATAGGGTTCCTCGACATAGAGACCAGCAACCTCAAGGCTTCGTTCGGTTACATCATCAGCTACTGCATCAAGGAGATGGGCGGTGAAATGTATGAGCGGCTTATCACTCCGAAGGAGATTAAGACAGGCGTATTTGACCGGGAACTGCTCAAGCAATTCTTCACCGATGTCTCGCGCTTCGACCGGGTGTGCGTCTATTGGGGTAAGGACCGACGGCATGATGTCCCGTTTCTGCGGACCCGCGCCCTTAAAGCCGGTACGGACTTCCCCCTCTATAGGGACATATGTGTCATTGACCTGTATGACTGGGGTAAGAACAAGCTCAGCCTACACAGTTATAAGCTGGGAGTCGTCTGCCAGGAGCTGGGTATCCCGGCTAAAGAGCATCCGCTTGACGGTACGACCTGGGTGCGAGCCATGGCCGGGGACAAGGACGCACTTAATTACATCCTTACTCATAACAGGGAAGACGTTGTGTGTATGGAACCCCTCTACACACGCCTTGAACCGTTTATGAGAAAGACCAAAGTAACAATTTAGGGAGGAAAGATGAAAGACATTAACAGTAATGAAGTACGGATTGGCTGCATCTTACGCGCTGGTGGTACCGGAATGTATTTCCGTGTAGTCGATATCCAGGATGGCGTGTTTATGCTGGCGTGTGGGCAGCCAACAATAGAGGCGGCCAGGACAACCAGTCAATGGGCATCGCCCTCTACTCTGAAAACGGTCGATGGGTTGGAGGTAGTGGCCTATAAAAGGCTCGCCCCGGACAAGAACGGCTTCTTGTTGTGCGAGGGGGATACGGTAATTGGGTGCTGGTGTGATGGAGTTAACCGGGTTGCAACCTTCATCAACGGCCATTTTATAGTAGAAGACCCCGACACTCCAAGTACTATGTCTTGGGAAAAACCATCACGCATAGCCTTCGTCTCCCGTCCCACAGGCTACCCTGGAGAGAAAGAGAAAGAAGCCCTACAGCAGAAGGTAGCCGAGCTTGAAGTGAAGGTTGCTGAGTTAAAAGCTCAAGCTGAGAGGATGTGATATGGAGTACAAGATAGTCCCAAAGAAGGTAGTAACCGTTGAGATATATGAGCGGGACCTGGAGGCGGTGAACGCACTGATTCCCAACGACGACGAGTTTAAGGAGAAGCTCCGGGTCCTACTGGTTCTCGTTAAGGAGTTCGAGGAGTCACTGAAATAACAAGACCGGCCATTTAGGCCGGCCTAGATTCGGAGGGGGCATGAGGTTTTCATCACGGGGAAGATTTCATGCCCTCTCTCGGTCATCCTTGCCACTACTGAGCTAAGAAAAGGGCTATCGCAAGTCCCAGAATTGCCAATGAAGATGCCGCTATAAAAGCCACGGCGCTGATGATGAAGCTCAACTTCCACTCCACCCTCTTAATTCTGTTCCATAAATGTGCAAGGTGGTTGTTGATAAGGATGTCGATGAACTTGTCCAGGTTCTGGTTGGACACCGGGAGTTCCGGGTCTTTCTGTAGGTCACATCTCAGTTTCTCTAGTTGGTCCATCGGCGTCCCCTTTCAGTTCTTCTTCTGTAAAGTACTCGTTGAGTATATCATATTGGTCATGCTGGCATTTTGGGCAGATAAAGTTAGTCCCCGCCCATTGGATGTAGACGTGACCGCAAGACCTACACTGTAGCTTGCGGGCGATGACTACTGCTATGTGTCCGTCTGATTCGTGCTTGTAGTGTGGCTTTCCATTTCTATTTCCTCACAGCCTTATAAAGATAATAACTTGACAGTATGAACGCCCCGAACAATATAGCTATCTCGCAGTACAGCCATGCCGTGTTAGGCTCTATGATTGTGAACCTTCCGTAGATAGCCATGTTGATAAGCACCCACAGTAAGCTAATCGCCATTCCCACGGACATCGCACAGAACGCTACCCTCAGCATCTTAATACCCCAACGCTGAAAGTTTACCTGGCAGGTTGTTTGTGCGGATGTGGTTGTTGTAGACAGGGAATATGTGATAGTCCAGCTTCGGTATGTAGTCAACGGTGAGCAGGGGGGCGTTGGCAGCAGAACCGTCATAGGATTGTGCTAATCGCCAATGATTATTTACTTGGTCTCCTCGTGCGTCGTGGTCATCCCAATACAGCACGGCATCAGTTAATGTGTTGTTATTAGCCATTTCCTGTAATATTGTTTTTAAGTCAGGACTATTATAAGCAGTATCTAGCACCCACGCGCCGATGCCGTCCCAATCCACTTGTGCAGTCGTGATATAGTCGTCGTTTGCCCCACCGACAACCGTTCCTCTGCGTCCTTGATAGTTGGCAATGGTACTAAACGCCGATGGCGTCCCCGTAAGTTCTCCTGTAAAGCGTGTATTCACAACAACGTCAGCCGATGCCGTTCTACATTTAAATGTTATATAGGTCGCCGTGATTGTGGAGTTCTTGGCTATTCCGAGACTAAGAAATCTTAAACCTGTACCTATTTTATTTATCGCAGTTGAGTGATAGCCCGCCCAAACAGCAGCATTCGCGTCACTAAGTACCCATGCTGCACCTGTCCAGTAAACTATAGCATCATCCGCACTCGCCGCCACTCTTGCGCTGTATTGCTCGTAGTAGCTTTCGTAGTCGGCAAAGTCGTTGACCTCTGCACCAGCCGCATCGTCGTAGTTCATCCGCAGGAAGGTCTTTTCAGTAGCAGATGAAGGCGATTTGACGTATAACTCCATCGTCTTTGCGCCTGTGTTGATAGCGATTAACTGGCGTGTGAGTTTACTGCCAGCGTTATCGTAGATGATTATATCCGCACCATCAGCTTCCACGTTATCCCAGAACAAGTCGGGGAATCCGCTGCCAGTAAGTAGGACGGCGGTGTTAGCGTGGGCAACCGAGGCGGGTACTTCTATCCATAGGTTCTTACTTCCAGCCATTCATCGCTCCTATATCGAATACCAAACTCTTAGCCCGAATTGTGCGTCATTGAAGTTAATGTCATCTTGGTCAGCCTTACTTAACAGCCACCGCCATGTGTAGGTATCGTTTCCGTCCACCCTTGCGGCTACGTCTGTGCTTCCGATTATCACGTCACCGCCCTCTCTGGTCGAGGCGGCAAGGGTGAACATATCGTCTACGAACGTGATGCAGTCCACATACCCTGTCGTGGCGGCATCGTCTATCTGTATGACCTGAGAAGTGGCGGCTACTGTTGCGCCGTCCAGCTTGTTCACTCCTGCGTAGGTGTTCTCTACCGCACGGAACTTAAACATCCCTATGACTCTTACGAACGTCCCGGGCACTTCCGCTACTACCGTTGTGGCTATCGCTGCCAGCGTACCCGCATCGCCGTCAACGGACACTTCCTCTACGGGAGCAGACCAGAAGTCCATAGAGCAGAGAATGTGGTCATCCATACTTGCGATACGCTCATTGACAGAGTCAGCAGTTGGGGAACCTGGGATGGCTGTATTAAGAGCGTTATCCACCTCTGTGTTAACATTTGCTGCGGAGATATTATTCAGGGCAGCTACGGCATTAGCTATCAGTATAAAGCCGTACACTACTAACCCGCCTCTGTCTGGCAGGATTATAAACGTATCTCCGTTTGCTGGAGCGTCAGTCCATCCTGAACTAGTTATAGCCGCGAAGTTGCAGTTCTTCGATGCTCCTGTATATCCCTCTATATAGTGTGTCTGCCCCTTAAGCACACCAGAGGTCATCAGCATTAACTGGTGGATATAGTGGTCATTTGTAGCTTCGGTCAGGTTGGTATCAAAATCATCTGTAGAGGGTGCAACATCACTTATAGCACCAGCAACAGCTATACCAGCATCTACTAGACCTTTTATGTACGCCATAGCCGTCTTGTCTGCGGCTACTGCATAGGTTGCGGCTGTATCTAATGCCCCACCTACTGAGGCAAGGAAGGCATTATCGGTCCCACGTTGGGCAGTAGTGGGGATGTCGCTTATCTTGGCGTCTAAGAATGCAGCCTTAGCGTCAGTCCATGTGGCATTTGTTAAGGCTGTCGCGGCCAGGGCTGCATCATCTGTACCCCTCATCGCCGTAGTAGGGATGAGTTGTATCGCTGTTACCAACTGCTTAAGGTATGCCATAGCAGTATCGGTGTCGGTAACTGCTCCTTCTGCTGCTGCGTTATTCAAGGCTCCTAACACAGAGGCTAATGCAGCAGAGTCAGTTCCTCTCATAGCGGTAGTAGGTATCAGTTGGATTGCTGTGACTAATTGCTTTATATACGCCATGGCGGTATCAGTATTAGTTACAGCTCCCTCTGCCGCCGCATCGTCTAATGCGCCACCAACGGCTGCCAGGAATGCAGAGTCTGTACCACGCATGGCAGTCGTTGGTATTAACTGGATGGCAGTAACGAGTTGTTTAATATAGGCCATCGCCGTATCTTCGTCAGTAACAGCGCCCTCGGCTGCGGCATCATCCTTTGCTCCTCCAACGGAAGCGAGGAAAGCGTTGTCTGTACCACGCATGGCTGTGGTGGGGATGGCGGAGAGTAGAGTTTGAAGCGCAGAGAGTCCATAGGTTCCATTCACAAGCAGGCTTATCGCGCCCTTGACGTATGCCATAATGGACTTGGTAGTCCCCACCTCTACAACAGCGGTGTCATCCTTCTTACCTATGGCATCACGCATGTTTGTATCGGTCGTGGCGTCTTTGGCCGGGACGGCATGGAGATTGGGAATGGTGGTTCCGGTGGAGGTAATGACTGTGGAGAGTTGATTAAGACAACCCTTCACGTAGGCCATGATGGAACGGGTAGTGGCGACAGTGGTTTGGGCCGTGTCGGCCTTGATACCAACAGCCTCCGCTATAGTCGCGTCAGTCTCGGCGTTGGCCGCCGGCTTGGCGAGCTTAACGATAATAGCCGCCAATGATGTGGCGGCAGTTCCTACTGTGTCAGCTATGTACCTGGCCAGCAAACCAAGTCGGGAGCCATTAGCTGCGCTCCCCTCTGCTGCGTCCAGGTTCTCTGTCCTGACCTCTGCTAATACAGGCCCGGTGAAAGGTGTATCTCTCATGATATTCTCCTACCAAACAATCGCGTCAACCATTATCGTGTTGGCCGCCGCGTTATCGTTATCGATTTCTAACCAAGAATGGTCCGAGTCTTGAAGCTGTATATTTAAGAACTCAAGAGAACCGGCCTCATCGTCAGTGGTGTGGTACTCAGCGCTGTTACCATCAGCATCCACCATGCGAAGGGTTATTCCCCCGGAGTGGAAGATGTTGATTACCTTCCAAATCTCTCCCGTATCGGCCTGGACCGTAGCTGTCCCGGCAATAGCAATCTCTTCAAGACCCATTCTTCCGACGCCTGTTTTCCACCATGTCATCGCCATAACACTACTCCATACTATAAGATTGGTTTACTCGTACTGGTTTCGCCGCACGGAGTTTCTTCTCGAACTCGGCGGACTTTATCATCGCAATGTCCCGTAACTGGCCGGGTACCGCGGCCCCTATGTTCACCATGTCTATCTTCCGTGAACCCATGGAGCTGAACGCATGAGCGACAGCCCCGAGTATAACGATTTCCTCAAGCCTGGCCGGAATCGTTGATGTGTCGAACGTGACCTTGTGCTTCCCGGCCCACTTTATCCTGATGTTGCTGCTCGCTGTCAGCCCGGAGGAATACCGTATGTTGAGGAACGGCTCGTCAAGGGAGAAGTTACGCATATTCATGGCCCCAGAGGAGCCGGTGTTGATAGGGTACTCCACCTCCCTGACCCCAATCATGTCTTTGAAGTATTCCTGGCCGTATCTGTCATGGTAGGTGGATAGGTCGAGAACAGTCGTAGGGCCTGAAAGGCGTATGGTTAGGCCGTTGTAGATATACGGGCCATATCCTAGTTTGATGGTGTCATCCTCGCCTACCCCGGCGATTGTTGTAAAGGTTGCCGAGGTCACATAGGACCACAGCTTCTCGCTCTTCTGAGAGAGACCGTTGTACCAGTAGAATATCTCGGTCTGCGCCGTGCCGTTAACGTCCTTCCCTACAATAGTGAAGGTGAACTCAGTTATCGAGTTGTCGGTATCGGTGACATCGAAGGTGATGTTCCTGGCCGGGGCAAGGGAGTTATACAAAAGAGTGAGGGCATCGGTGTCAGTGAAGGCACTGATGTCCTCGTCATCCACCAGATAGTCATCATCGGCGGCGGCATACAGGGCGATGGTGTCATCGTAGACCTTGGGAATCAAAGCGGACACATCGTCAACAGCGGTTAACACATGCCCGGCTATCTCGCCGTCCTCAAGCTCCAGCTCTACATTCGCGTTGGTAAGCTCGTCTCTCATCTTCTCGCGGACAGCCGCGATGTATCCAGCTAATGCTCTCATTAGTCTCCTTTACTGGCCTGTATCTCTTTGATGGCAGCTAATAGTTGGGGCTTGCGTAGTTTCTTCTCGATACCGAGCTTCTTCCCTAGGGGAATCAACTCATCGAAATAGTCCATCTCCTCCAGAGACTTCTCCGGTTTCTTCGGAGGCTCGGGGAGGGGAGGGATTGTTACCGGCAGGTCCTCGACTGGAGCGGGCGGCGGGGGAGGAGGCGGTGTCTTAATTACGCCGTGGCGCTCCCTGGCTAGGCTGAAATACTTTAAGGGAGCATCGCCCTCTCCCTTCCATTCATCTGCCATTTGGTACATTTTCCCTTGCACCATACACATATGCTTTGCTATATACATAAAACCTCCATGAAATAATGGGGGCTGTGCTTGTTAGCACTTCCGGTTGGCCCCCACAACCTTCTATTCTATTGTTAGGCAGCAGGTGCTAGGATACTGAGGCCAGTTGTAGCGTCAACCTCTGTAGTGTGGGTTCTATCTTTACAGAGGTTCCCATTCCACTCATCTCCAGTCCCACCATAGTAACAAGCCTGATGGTAGAGACTGCCAAGTTGGTTACGAGTTACTACATTGTATCCAGAAGCAGCCCCATGTACATCAATGCCAAGAACCGTAAGTGTTCCTGAATACGTTCCCGCAGCAGCCAAGCCGCCAGCCGGGAGGTCGTTATCAGTAATGAAGCTCTGTTTCATCGGAGCAACGATATGGTTCAGGTTTGATTGGAAGATGTTACCCTTAATAACCATCCCTGATATATCGGCTGTCCCGGCACTCTTAATGGCAGTTCCGTAAGTGGCTGTGTTCATATAGAGGAACTCATTATTGAGTATCTTTGTATTATCACAGTCACCAGTGGTATATATGGCATACCAAGAAGCTGTTTTGCCCTGGAACCTACAGTTCTCTATGGTTGTATATGACGCTCCAGCCAAGTAGATTGCAGCAGGTATTCCGGCACTATAAGCCGGAGGGCGAAACTTAATGTTTTTCACTGTGCAGTTGGCAGCAGTAATAGAAAGACACTTTGCATCGGCAGCACCAGTCCATATGGCTGCATTAGGATTCGTGCCTCCACCTATAAAACTGACACCAGCTAAGGCGCAAGATACAGCCTCGGTAAAACTACCGCTAATCATTACGGTATCTCCGGCAGAACATAGTGCCGCTGCTTGAGCGATAGTAGCCTTAGCTGTGGCCCAGGACTTACCATTATACGCGCTACTGCCATTTGCGCTATCGGCATAGTACACATCACCTAGTGGGGCAGGGCCTACACCAATAATTGAGCCGCCCGGAATCATCTCCAGGAATTTGAATTTGTTCCATCCACGCCAATAAATCGCCATGTTTTCCTCTCCTTTATAGTGCTATGCACTTATTTGTAGGCCGGGGGCATCAAGGCGCTTGGCGACTCTAAGCCCCCAACCTCATCGAGTTTTTCTTACTGTCCTAATGGATAGTTTGTTTCCACGTCAGGCGTTATCCAGGCATCAATGGTTCCGGTAACCAAGGTATCACTGCATGTATATCGGCATCCGATATACACGTCAGTTACGACCTGCCAGCCGGGAGACAGTGCCAGGATAAATTCTGCTCCAGCAGTAAGAGCAGAGGTGGCAACCGCCGGCGAAGTGGCAAGAACGGAAGGTGTGGAATCCAGACCTACCGCGCTGTCCATCTCCGCTGTTATAGTGAGCGTGTTAGCGCTGGAGGTAAAGGCAGTAATAACCCGTGCCACCAGGAATAGCTGTTTACCATTTGCGATATACTGAGCAGCTTTACCTGTTATCACGTTCTCGGAAATGGCAGTAGTTGTGACAGCCTGTGCGGTGCTTAACTCAAGGTTATAATCTCTCATCGTCTTTCTCCTTAACTCACAACAGTCTCGCCGGTTGTGGTTGCGTCCACTGTCGGCCTGATTCTGTCTGAGATTCTTATTGGAGCGCCCATAAAGCGCGTTACAGGAGCGCCGGCAACGGTGTCAGGGGTAAGACCACCAAAGGCCCTGGACAGAGCCTGCTTGTGCAGGTACTCCGCGATAGTCGGCGTACAGTAAACGTAGGTCCTGGCGAAGTCACCAAGGGACTTGGCCGGGCGCTTGTACCAGCCGGTTATCATTTTGTCGTACAGGTCTACACCGGAAGCCGCATCATCAACGAGCGCGGCCTGGTCGATGTTACAAATACGGGCGGCGTAACGCCAGTCGGCTACAGCAAGGCCAACCTTCCAGGTGAACTCTGTATCGTAGGCCCAATACTGGTTAGTTCCGCCAGCATCAGTAACCTGGACCTTACCCATGTCCTCAACCTTTAGTCCAAGCTGGCTGCCTTTAGGGTAGAAGCCGAACACAGTCTGAGGACCCCAAGTTATAATCCAGATTGAAGTCAGGTCAGTGGCTCCGGTTCCAGAGCAGTTCACGATGTTGTTACCAGTAGCGCCCGTAGTAAGATTGTAGCGCGGTGTAAGGCCAAGCGGCTCGTCCGGGGCAGTGGCGGAGTTGGAATACAGTATGGCGGTTTCCAACTGTTGCGTCAAACCCATCGCAGCCGGGAAGTCTACAGCAGCGCGATTGGAAGCTACGTCCCCACCGTACTCTGCAAGTTCGCAGTCCAGTTTGGAACTCAGTTTGCACATCTTCGCCATATCATCGAAGGTGCTAACAGCTCCTTTTCCTGTACTCCAGCCCTGGTTATAACCTACCCAGGTCCCAGAGGGGAGCGCTGTCCGCATCGTAGTGCGATTTCCGTTTTCAAGGTTGCCTTCTTGGAAGTGCATATCCTCCATCATGGGGCAAGCACGAGAGAGGATTTCAGTTACGGTGGCAATCTTGCCATCTAACTGACGCAGTTTCACTAAATCGAGTAGCGTTGTGTACGAACCCGTTAGTGTACTCATCTTTTATCTCCTTTACTTATTCTTTAGTGTTGGGTACATTTCGTCAAGAATCTCGCGGTCTGATTTCCTTCCCACGCTACTCCCGACAGATGCAGGAGGGGGTGCCGGCGGGGTGGACATAGAAGCAAGTACCTTGGCGAACTTTCGCATGTCGTCCTCGGTTTGCGGGTTGAGTTCCGATATCGAGTCCGGTGTAACCTTGAACTCAGCGGCTATCTCTCGTATCTTTTCGAGCCGCTTGTACTCGTTCACCTTCGCCTTCTCTGTTTCGTGCACGAGCTTGTCCATGTTCAGTGACGCCCGTTCTTGCTCCAGCGCCTTCCTTTCGTCGTTGATTTTCTTGGTGAGCGCTACGACATCCGCTCCACCTTCCGACTTTGTGAGTGCATCGTCTCTTTCGGCTGAGAGCTTGGTGATTGTCGCCTCGTGCTGTTGAGCAGCAAGGAGACCTACGTTCATCCATCTCGTCGCCTCTGCAATCCCGCGGTCCTTGTGGCCTTGAAGGTCCCGGCGTATTGCTTCGACTTCTGCCTCCGTGTAGACCTTCCCAGAAGCTGTTGCCGCAGGGTCAGAAGGTTGCCCGTCCTGGCCCTGGTCCTTGGCGTCCTGGCTCATATAGATACCCTCCTCATATTCTCTGGCTTAGGGGCCACCACGTTGATGAACCCCCGCCATATCTCCAAATACGTTTGCGCTATCGGTTTCAGCGCGTGCCTTATCATCTTCGCATTCTCCCTGCCAAACCAGGCCCTTAATGGGGGGTAGTTGACCAGACAATAGAGCCTGTCAGCTTCATCCTGGGTTTCCAGGGCTATGCTAATTATAGCAGGTAATTCTGGCTTGTCAATAGTTACCTTCATATTACCACGCATTAGTCGTCATTGACAAGAACACTTCCTCAAAAGGACTGGGCTCCAGTAATTCATCGCTAGGTTTCAGAGGTGACAGGCCCTTGAATTTTATAAGCGCTAAGTTACCTTCTGGGTTCTGGCGTCTCCACAGCTCGCGTAATCTGGTCTGTGTGCTAGGGATATTATAGTAAGCACGCATCATGGTCACCTGCTCGCGATTAGGAGTGGTATCCCAACTGAATCTGTCGTTGCCGTACTGGTCATATCGGCTGATGCCGTTCTCGGCTATCATATAGTTCATGAACTCTTCATGCTCTATCATATACCAACGCCTCTCGTACCCTTCCGTGGGTAAAGCACTGAACTCTCTCAGGTGATTAGGATTGGTCATGCTATATTTATCCATCATCTCCTGTGGAATCATCAGGTTAATCAGAGCCGGGATGGTCTTGTCAGGGTCGATACCCATTTCCTCCGCCCATCCCCTTATGACTTCCTCTACGTCCGGGTTCTGCATGGTGGAGACACGGCCTGTGAATACAAGAATCGCCTCGATGTCGGCGTTCTCCGGCCTGCTTCTCCACTTCGCCCGCTCATTGGACGGTACGGCGTAGTATTCGTCAAGCTGTTGGGTCAGGTCCCATAATCTTACCGCAAGCTCCGGGGAGTCGGCGTATGCTATGGACCGCAACTGCATAATGTAGTCCTCAATTCTGTTGGCTCCGGTTGGGTCCCACGTATCGCGCCAATCTTCGAGCTTCTCTTTCTGTTTCTCGAAGTCAATGTCACCCTCTGGCGTCATTACATCGTCGCCCCACATCGCGTCACAATAGGCGTCATACGCCTCATCCAATACGGCCGGGTCATCATCAGCCTCAAGGCTATCGAAGTATTCTTTCAGCTCAGGATATCCGGCAAGAAGCCCAACTTTCTGTTGGAACTGGTCGGAACGCATATTGGTTATGGCGTCCCAGTATTGTTTAATCGTAATCTCACCGCGCTGCAGGCGGAGGTATTCATCTGTCGTGTACTTTATGAACGTCTCCTGCATCTCCTCGCGGGCGTCCATGTATTTCAGATACCCGCCAGTTTGCCATGCCTTACTTGCTTCACGAGACTCCTCGTATAGCTCATTAAGAGTCTCATCCTTCTCAAGGAACAGTTTCTGCAGCACGTATCCCAGGTCGTCCCACGTCAGCATCCCATCCATCTGCTTCTCAGCCAGGTAGTCTGGGAGTAGTGTCGGGTCCACCGTCTTGAGGTACTCCTGTGCATAATCCCGGAGCCTTGTAGCTGCGCTTGCCGGATAATTCTGGAGAGCGAGAGCGTTCACCATGAATGACAGTGGAGTCACTGGCGCATCACTATACATAAGGTTCGACGCGAGCATAGGCATCCACGATGAAAGCACGGCCTCCATGTAGTCCTCTTTGTCCTCTAACCTACGCCCGAAGATGTCCCTTCCAGTTACCATCTCTCTCATGAAGTTGAAGCCTGGGGCCATCTTATAGCCGGCGTATCTCCACGCCGGGGCGAACAGGTCGTCCCATTCTTGTATGGTCTTCTGCCACGTATCGGCATCGAAGGATATTAATTTCCCAGGGTTGTCGGTTGCTATCGCGAGTATCTTCGCCATGGTCCTGGACAGTCCAGGGAGGAACCCGCCAAGCCCGTAGGTCTGGCCGTTCTTCTCGAACTGTAAGTAGTGCGGGTCCCACGGGAGAACATGCGGCGTCCCCTCACATTCCAGACCGAACCAGAACCCAAGGTATATCGCCTCCCAGGCGGCCCACTGCTTGATGATGAGCTTTCTTAATTCGCTACCCATAATGCCATTACCACCAAGCCTGTAAAGCAGGAGAGCGTGTGACCTGAGATAGTTTGGAGCAAAGGCCAAGGCACCCTCAGCCATAAGTACGTTCCTACTTGCGGGCCGGGCCATGTCCGGGAGTTGGCACGTAGCGAGGTTGACGAACTCCGCCAGTCCCGCCCGCGTCCCTCCTGCGGCCAGCCAGCTACTCTCCATACTCTCGGCCAAATAAACCCTTCCGTATTCCGTGAAGGAAGAGAAGGCCAGACTTGACCGCGACATGGGGGCAAGAAGGGCGGCCTCGTAGTCTTTCAGTATCGGCATCCGGGCGACAGCGCTCCGGGCGACACCGAGACCGGCGTACATATCTTCGAAGTCTGATGCTGTTTTCATTCCGGCCTGTATCATCTTGTCGAAGGTTTCGCGGTGCGACACCCTAAACATCGCCAGCATCCGCGGGTGAATCATAGTCATGAAGGATAACCCGGCGGCCTTAGTGAAAAGGAGCGGGTTCGCATTGAGTAACTGACCGAACGTAAGTGGGGCACTAAAGTCCATGACAGTCATGCCTGTGACCTGGAACCTGGTGAACTTATACATGAACTTCAAATAAGCGTTTACATTCGGCTCAAGTGTGTGCTCTATAATACGGGCCAACTCATCTCCGGCGTATACTTTCTCTTTTAAGACGGGGACAATGACCTTTTTAAATCTTATATCTGTCTTTAGCGCCGCACGCAACCCAACATCGCGTATAGCGGCGGGAGTTAAGGTGCGCTCTTTTACTACGACAGCGTTAAATACCCAATTACGGTACCTTGGAATGTTCACTGACGCTTGACCCAAGATGTAGTCAGCACTGTTCACGCGCTTGAAATACTCAGCGCGGGCCGCCTTGTCCATTTTATAGACAGCCTTGGCCTCGGCCTGGGCGTTAGTTACGGTTTCGATAAGGTCATTGAGTTTGGTCTGTGCCTCTTCCGTCAGCTCGTACTTGAACTTCTCAAGGCCATGGAAGGTCCTGGTTAGGTACTCTCGGGCGAAGTTATCGATGTTCTCTAGCTGGGCCAGCTCACCAGGCACCTCACCCTTGGCCCTGCCGGCCTTCACGAACTTCTCATATTTCTTTAGAGCATCGAGCAGGTCCTTGTATGGATACTTCAACTTCTTCGGGATGTCAGCGAACACTTCCTGGTACGGCTTCCCGTGGACAACTATCTGCTCTATCTTCTGACGGAACATCTTCTCGAACGTAAGAAGGTCCGGGATAGCTTCCTTCGCCGGGTTATACATGAAGTCTCCGGGGTTCTGGAGCAGCTTCTCATAGAAGAGATTCACCTCATCATACAACTTCTGGAGATTCTCGGCCAGCTCCCTAACCTGCGTCCGGTTAAAGACCTTCTGCTTCTCGAAGATGTCGATGAATATCTGTTCAGGGGTTACATCGCCCATGTTCTTGTAGGCTTCCTTAATGTACTTCCCTTTCATCTGCGGGTCTTTGACATACTTCCGGTACCAGATACGGAGGAACTGCTTGTCTCCAGGCTCGAACGCTCCGCGCTGAATGATGCTGTCCATCCGTGCAATGATAGAGGAAAGCCGCTCAGTGTCGGCTACTTGTGTCTTCAAGCGCGTGATGTTCTTAATTTCCTCATATACTTCCGGGAACTGGCGCGTCATGAATGACTTCGTTTTCCTTGTGAATGAAGGAACGTCCTTGAAGTCCTTGATTATTTGTAGCAGCCTATCCGACTGCTCGTAGTATTTCTTAGAGTCAGCCAGGTTGGCAACGAGCATTTTACCCTGCGCCGTTAATGAGGCTGGGGCGGTTCTGATGGCATTAACTATCTTCTTCTCATACTCTCGCCCAATGCTTCTGTAGATGGACTTGATGTACGACTGCATACTATCGAAGAGCGTGCCGTACTTGATTCCATCGTCTATACCCTCAATCATGAAATCATACACGCGCTTCTTGGTGGGGTCATAGTGTGCCATCTTAATGGCCTCAAACTCTTTAATACCCACCGCCTGGCGCGGGAAGAAGTGGGCAACAGCAGCCACGTCTTTGAAGCTCACATAACCTATATCCACGCCATGACTTACAGCCAGCTTCCGTAGAGAATCCTCTAACTTCTCGAAGTTCATGAGAAATTCCGCGGCTCCCTCATGCTTGAAGCCATAGTATCTCCAATACTGTGCAACATCGCCGGTGGCATAGCTTATCTCTCCAGTGGCGGACCTTCTTGGGAGGGTAATACCCCTAGCCTCAGCCTCCGCAAACTTAGCCTCGGTTATCTTTTTGTCTATTCCCTGGATAAACATACCGTCTTTGTCATACAGGCGCTTGATTTCCTTACTCTCGCCGGTCAGAACATTCCTACCCTTAACTAGTAATTTCTCACCCAGTTCGGATGCGGGGTTCCTGGCGAACGGATACCCACACTCCCTCTCAAGGATACTCATGTACTGAGAGGAGGCGCGTATGCCAGCCTCAATGATGGTTCTATTTGCCTTGACCGCGAAGGATAGAACCTTTGTCGGGTTCAACTCACCCTTAGTGAGGGAGTCTTTGATAGCCATGAAGATGGCATCGATGTCGCCTTCTTTATAATACTGGCTCCTCTTGACTATCTTGTTGAACCAACGCTGCGTACTAAGGAGTCCTTCGTACTTCTGCACATCGTAAACGATGGTCGTTATCGGGTTCCCAGCCTTGTCTAGGAAAGGAGTGCCGTCCAGGTGCGTCATCGGCACTTTCTCTATTAGGTGTAGCCCGGACTGCAGAAGGCCGAGAGCGTCCACGCTGCCGTATTTCAGGTAGAACGTGGCCTCTATCAAGCTGTTGGCCCGGATTACTTTGTCGCCGAACTCTATGATGTACCCATCAGTAGCAGGGGTTATTGTTGCCCCAACCTCCCTGGCGAGTTTCTTTGCCACTCTTATGCTAAGGCGTGTGGTGTATTGGTCTCCAGCCAGGAGCAACGGGAACTCCTGCTCTATAGGATAGCCACCCTTTTTAACAACAGCGCCGAGCCGCGAAGCCTGCTCCTTCATCGCTCCTGCCGACAATGGCTTCTGAATAGACTTGAGATAATTCACAGCTTCACGCACATTGTGAACATAGAACCTGCCAGCAGCACTGTCAACTATAAACCCACCTGCGCTCATTGCTCTTGTAAGCAACGGCTCTCCACGTGAGGCGGCCTGTAATTCGGTGTAGGATTGAAGCCATGGAGTCTTTGGGGCGCGTGTAATCTTAATCCCAACCTTCTTGCCCCACGCTATCAAGGCTTCTCCGGGGTCCCTGAGTAAGTTTATCCTACCTTTGGTTAGCTTCTGAATGAAAGGAGCCGTGGTTCTGCGTAGAAGTGTTCTCTCAAACACCTTGGGTATATTCACTGTGATTAATTTTGCAATCAGTCGCTCCTCCGCCGTGCGTGCAAGTAGTCTTGCAAAGAGTGCTTTTAATCCACCAACGGCACGGCCAATAGGAATTAGATATATTGGGTTTGTCCACGGTCCTACTTCTTTTACCCAATCAGCAGCATATGTGTTTGTGATAGCAACAAGGTCTGGGTCTAGGAACCCGGTAAACATAGCGAGATTGAGACCAAACCTGTCTTCATGGGCCGTCCCTCCACCATACTTATCGATTGCTAATTGCACAACAGCCTCATTATACGCCTTAGCACGTAAGGAGTCTGGGTGGAATACATTCATATCTAGTTGATTCCACGCGTGGACACTGAACTCCTCGGTAGCGCGGAAGACGTTCATTATAGCTCCCCACACATCGATGTTATACCCAGAATCTACCACATCCCTACCGTGATATATACCGGGAGCTTCATACTTATCCGTGAAAAGGTCAAAAATCTCGTTTGGTTTTAACCCTACGTTTTCCAGGAACACATAGCTTTCTAAAGACAGCCCGTTTCCGGCAACCCACGTTGCCCCCTGCTCGCCAGCAATGTTGTCATAGAAGTCACCCAGGTTCTCAAACGTAGGCATCCATCCGGTCAGTGGCGTAGGTTCCGTCTGGTATTTTGGTTCATAATTATACAGTGTTCTACCACCACTCTCTCCAGGCGCTATGTTAAAATAATAACGGTTACCATCGCGGTTTTCCATACCATATGAAGAGAAACCTCCCTGCTCTACATCAGGAACGCCAGCTATATTAGCAACTAGGTCGTTCCTTGCCTGGGCATCCATCCCACCTATATATTCTCGCATCTCATCAACGGTTCTTGCTCCATACCTAAAAAGCATTGAGTATGTAAAGTTTGTTATTAATTCGCGATTCTGTATGCAGTATTCGATAGGATATTCATTCTGTATATAGAGTTGCATCCCAAGTGCTTCCACCGGGTCAAGAATTATTCCGGTGTTCCCCTGCATTGCGAAGTCAAAGTAATCCAATGAAGGAGATTCATATAAACCTAACTCTATATCAGTAGTGTCCAGCATCCCCAGGCCCAATGCTGTTTTAGTTAACGCATTGGTTTCCCAGTCGGATATTGATTGGAAGATTGCCCGGTACTTTTCCGGGTTATCCTCACCCACGATATATTCCAGAACACTCAGAACACCAGGTTTGTCTTGGTTTTCATACAGAATCCTTAGAGTTGTATCAAACTCCTTGGTTACAAACTCAGCAAGTCCTTCTGGGGTTTTAACAACGTATTCTTTACCAGGGACTCCCATGATTGGCCCTATAAATACGCCATCTTCATCAACATATCGCCGGTCGCTTATTAGCCACTCATAGAACTCTCCAAGCTCTCCTCCCAGGGCGAACTTTCCAGCGCTGATGTAATTGCCGGCATCGGCAACCATAGCCTCATATTCCTCCGGGGTCAACTCGTTACCATCCGGGTCGATGACGCTCGACAGTTCCTCGCCGGAGTAGTTGAACGTGTGCCCGCTTATAGTCTGGGAGATAATCTGGTATGAGTCTCCGTCCTTGCGTACCACAAAGGTTGCGTCCGCAGGGAGGTCCTCGTATCCATCGAAGTAGGACTGCATCTCGAACGTACTCAGTACCTGGTCTACCGACCAGTTCCTGGCCCTACCTTCATCTCCCACTAAATCATGGACCAGATATCCTTCTGGTAGGCTGGGGTCGGTATGCCATACTTCGTCATCCACAAACTGCGTTGTTGTCTCGGCAGTCTCTTGTGTTGCCGGTGTGGCGGACGTAATTGGAGTTGTGGTAGTCGGCACAGACGGTGCACCCTCAAGGTCCATCCCCCCAAGAACATCCATCGCAATCCCAGCAGCCCTGTCTTGTGCGGCTTGTTCAGCTCTAGCCTCGGCCAACTCTTGTGGCTTGTCGCTAAAAATAGGATTGTTTAATATATCGCCAAGAGAAGTGGCCATAACCTTGGAGATACCTTGTTTGTCAATCTCCTCCTGGAATAATCTCAAGAACTCTGATAGGAATGACGGCCCCTTCTCCATGACGCCGTATTTTATAGTATCCCAAACCTCGCTATTTGCTCCGGTACCATATCCTCCATGCAGTGTAGAGAGGAAGTTGTTTAGCAGCCAGTCAGGCAGATACCCCATGGCCTCTGGGTAGGTCTCATGCATTTCATCAAGGAGGGCTTGTATTTCTGATTCTGGCACGGATGATGGAGTAGCACTACTGGAAGGGTATACCTGTTCATCGCCATGTGGCACTAACTGGGTTTGCGTTCCTCCAGATAGGCTAATTTTGTTATACTCAGTTTCGGGCTGGGCCGTCTCGTCACCTACATCTCCAAAGTCAAAGTCAATCTCCTCCTCCCCGGTCCACAACCCAGACACATCCCAGAACGTCCCTTCGAGCTGCGAAGCGACAGTGGCGGATGTCACGTTGGCATCTTCGGTGGTTGGGACTTTAATTCTTTGAGTCCTATACCTATCGGTTGACTCATCATAAACAACCCTTATCAGCTCATCATCACCACATATATAATTAAACACAGCAGCGGTCAGCGGCGTTAGTAACGTGTTGAGCTTTATCCCGATGCCGGGAATTCTCGCAAGCACATCAATATCAAGCGGGCACGCCGGGTTAATCGCAAGGTCTATGATATCATTCGGGATACTGTAAGACTGCAGCAAGAGCTTGGTGTAGTTCCTCAAAGTCCCTACCAGCTTCTTCGCTTCTGGTGACTTACGTACTGTCAGTAATTCGCCGACAGAATCCCACCCCTCTACGTCTTGTGACTTTGCCCATTGAAGCGTGAACATCTGCGCCTTGAGTTCACCGAACTTCTCGACGGCATTGTTCATCTTGTTGCTTCTCGCCGCCGCCAGTGATACGGCATATGCCCCCTTCTGCTCTGGAGTCTTTAGTAC